AATACTACTTCTGTTTCACATTTCACAACCGGTACTTTTTTACCGTTTATTATTGTGTATGCTACTTCTGCTTCTTCTTTAAATGACATATTATTATCCTCCGCCTATTGATGTTGGACCAGCTATATATACTCTACTAACTTCTAATAAAGCTGTTGTTCCACTTATACCAGATGTTACAGAAGTTGCAATTCTCAATTCATCTGATTCTTCTAATACTACAGAACCTTTTAATAAATTACAAATAGTAGGTCCAGTGATATCTGCATAAGCTATTAAAAACTGTGTGCTAGAAGAATGGTCATAAATATACGCTTGTACCACCTTACTTCCACTTGTATTTGTTATTTGAATAGTTTGAAAAATAGCTCTAGCCTCAGATGGACAAGTATACACTGTCTCAGCGCTAGTTCCTGTTGGTGCATAAAATGCGTTTTTATATACGTTTGCCATTAATTATCTATGAGTATTAACTCAAATCCTCCTGATGCAGCTGATGATGCAGACGCTATTGCTTGAAAATCTATGTCTGTTTTTTCTGTGTATTTATTAATACCATACTTTCTAAATTGATTAAAGCCTCCTCTTGCATTTGCAAACTCTTTTGTGTTCCATGCTGCATCTGCAACTGCATTATCTCTACTTAGTAATCTAAAAGTATGTTCATTATCTTTTGAAGAAGAAAAATCTAAACTAATTAAATAACCTGATTTGCCTGCAGGAATAGTGTATATTGCCATTAACGTTTGACCAAAACCAGAATTGTCTACGCTTATCTGTGCTATTACATTTGATGATGATGTATTTGTAAAAGTTATTGTACCTTCATTCGTTCCTGTTGATCCAGCGGTTACTACTCTTGCTCTATAAACCCTTAAAAAAGAATTAGTTGTTGTGACATTAGTTGTACCATTCATAGTAACTGTTTCGGTTATAACAGCCCAGTTAGTATCTAAACCTTCTATTTCTACTGTTCTTGCACCTGTGCCAGAAGATGAATCATCTGTATCATCACTTACTACATTTAAAGTTTCAGCAGCAGTTGGCCATGGATATAAATTACTGCCATCCCAAATAGATTCATAGTCTGCTGACTTTACCCCTGGATTTCTACCAAATTTAGAAATTTTTGAATAACCTGTAAAATCACCTTTAGCAACTGCAAGATAAAAATCTATATCACCTGACCCTGGTGCGGAACCTGTTATGTTAACATTATTACAACTCATTAACAATCACCTCCACTACCACCTTTAAACCATGTATAACGTTCATTGTCTTCTTTTAAATCCTGTAAGTATGTAGAGTTTAATTGTTCTACAATTAATGCAATTGCTCTTTGTATTTGTTTTTGATTTGATACATCATACTCTTCTTTAGGTTCAGGTAATCTTACAACTATTTTAGCCATTATCTACGTCCATCTGGTTGAATATCTATTCTTAAAGTTCCAAAACGCCAAGACTCACTAGCATCAGTATTTTCTATTTTAATATTAACAAATCTTCCTCTGGCCCTAGTGTCTTTTTTATCAGTACTAGAGTTAATTGTAAATGGACTTAAAGCTGTTGTTGTTTCTGATTGTTGAGGATAACGTTTAACACCAAGTGTTACTTTAGCATTACCTTGAAGGTCTTTGAAATCTGGCACAAATCTTCTCATAGCTAAAAATACTTCACCGGCAATACTTGGTCCACTTGATCTACCTTGAGCATCTTTTTGTCTTGCCTGTAAATCAAAGTCATATGATTTTACAAAAGATGTAACAGTAGTTGTACTACCATCAGGATTTACTTGATCAGTTCCAACCTCATGTTCAAATAAAGTAGTTTGACCTAAACCTGATTCACCAACAATAACTGGAAAAGTACCTGTAGCGGAGTCATTAAATTTAGTTGCAGAGGGTTTAGGGTAAACAGTTGCATCAATCCATGAAGTTCTTGATTCTGTTCCAATATACCAAACACCACCTTTCATAGATTCTCCATAATTAAATACAACGTATTGATCATTATAATCAGAACCTTGTGATGGGTAGTACCAAACAACTTCAGTGTATAAATTATTTAAACCCGCATAGACTTGTTGACCTTTTGTTGTATCTGCTTGATCATAAACATAATCTTCAACAGAACAAGGTAAAGATTTAACTGTACCATCAAACATAAAGAAACCATTATTAGACATCCAAAACGCAGCTCCATCTATTTCAACAGCTGCATTTTTACCAATCAATCCACAGTTAGTACCAACTTGTTCAAATCCAAATGTAAAAGGTGCACCAATAAATTTCATTGCATACAAAGCATTATCCGTCCAAACAAGAATTGTTTCTTTTGCTTTTAAAGAACCCATGATCCGTGTTCCGTCCTGCAATCTTTGTGTACCAGCAGTATTAGTTGCTGTTGGTGTATATAAATTTATATTTTCTTGATCCGAGAATCTTATAAACATGTCATCTTGTGTTGTTGTATCTCCAATAGTTGTTTCTGTTCCAAGATGAATTAAGTGACGTGTGGTAGGTGAAACTAATGTAACTCTTGTTGCTGTTGGATTACTTGTAGTCTCAAATCCTGTTGTAGTAGTAGAGGCTCTTGTTGTTAATCTTGCAGCAATACCTGCATCCCAAGTAAATGTTTTACCATTTGCAATCGTTGCAACTAATACTTGACCAAAATTACTTAATGACCAAAGACCTGGTTCAAGACTAACATCAGATGCAGAAGCTGCTTCTCCCCATGCACCATTGCCCCAGGTATCAATACCCCAACCATAACCATAAGATTGTTCTGCTGGACCAACTTGTTCATAAGGTATTACATCCATACTTCCACCCGTTGAAACAGTTGCTGTAGCATTAGAACTTTGTGTAATTGTAAATACACTTGAACTTGTAATAGAAGTTACTTGAAATAGTTTATCTTCAAAATCAGAATCAGCATAACCAGTTCCTCCTGGTAAAGTTACATTATCTAATAATACAATGTCCCCTGCACTTAAACCATGATTAGATTTTGTTATAGAACAAATAGCTGAAGCATTGGTCGTTGCAATAGTACAAGAAGATAAAGTAGCTTTTAAAGGTGTGATGTCATAGAGTTGACCTTCAAAATATATAAGTAAAAATTTATCTGTTCCAATTGCAATGTATCTATTTCCTTCTAAATCTACAAATGCAAACTGACGTCTTGCAACACCAACAATAGTATCTGTGACAAGTGATGACCAACCACCTACTTTTTCTGGTAGTCCATATCTAAATCTAACATTGTCACAATCTACCCATCTGTTTTCTGCACCAGATTCGGTATCTTGTTTATCAATTCCTGGTAAGACTTTAAAATCAATTAGAGCCATGGTCCATGCTCCTATATGTTATCTTTATAGATCCAGCCTCTAGTTGCATTAACATAGACTAATGTAAATGCTGCCGAGTTTGTAGATACTACTAAATCAGAAGCAGATCCTAAAATATTAGAACTATTTCTACCTATTGTTAAATTGTTAGATGCAAAATTATTACCACTATCTATGAAATGCACTTCATTACCAATTGCAGGAGATGCAGGTAGAGTAATTGTAACTGGTGTACCAATACCAGACCCTGAAGTGTTTACTAGAATTTGATCACCATTAACTGCTGTGTAAGCAGCTGAAGGTGTATAGTATCCTTTAGTTTGTAGTTTGCCTGTAATATTTGTTCCATCAGAATATAAAACTGTAGTCGAACCTACGGGTAAAGCAAGTCCTGTACCTGAAACTGTTTTAACTGTTAGTGTATAATTAGATGCTGATCTAGCTGTTGCATCTTCTACAATAAACACTCTTTCAGCGCCATCTGGCATAGTCACTGTTCTATTCGCAGTAAGTGTCCCTGTTAATTTATAGTATAAATTTTTACCATTTGCTGTTGCATGATTAGCTAAAGATAAAGCAACGTCTGCTGAACCCACTGCAAGTGATAAATAACCACTAGCTGCTTGTTCTAAAATTTGTAAGTTTGTGTTTGTAATTGTACCCCAGGTTCCTGATTTTTCACCTGTGGTTATAAGTTCTAATTTTAAATCTGTTGATGTACTTGATGCCATAATTCTCCTACGGATTATCTGGGTCTATTGGGACCCATATTTGATTCACACCTGGTGGAATCGGATTCCATGATATCACACTTACGGGGTTAGTTGCAAGGTTTATTTGATTACCAGTTACAGGAACTGTTATAGGTAAAGCAATAGTAGTATTACCCACTGTAATATTTAATCTGTTTCCTGTTACCGCTACAGTAAAATCCTGTATGTAAGGACTTGAAAAAGGTGCTGCTGAAAATGATGTTGATCCAAATAACATAATATATCCTTACGGGGTTTGTATCCTTGTCCAAGTTTGATCTACTCCTGGTAGTATACCATCCCATTTCTTAATGTTAACAGTAGATGTTCCAATATTAAATTGATTACCAGAAGGTAAAGCGGTTGCTGCAGCAGTGATTGTTACTGTTCCTGTTGCAAGATTAGATTGTTTTCCTGTAACACTAACTACTGCATTTGCTTTTGGAACTGCATTACCAATTGTTAAATTAGCTCTTGATCCAGTAACAGAGAAGTTTGCATCAGCAGAAATGGTGACATTACCTGTACCAATATTTGCTTGTGATCCATCTGGTAAAACAACTGCCGCTGCAGTAGTTGTTACATTACCAAGAGATACGTTTGCTCTGTTTCCAGTAACTGGGACTGTAATATTAACTTTACTTTGCGCATTACCAATTGATAAATTAACTCTTGATCCTGTAAGAGCAACTAATGCATTTGCAACAATAGTTGGGTTACCAGTTGTAATACTAACTTGATTACCATTTACACTGACATTTGCATCAGCAGTAACAGTTACATTACCAACTGTGAAATTAACTCGTTGTCCTGTAACACCAACGTTTGCATCAGCAGTGATACCAACTGTGCCTGTGTTTAAATTAAATCGATTACCTGTAACTGGAGCATCTATATTAACTGCAATACTAACTGTACCTGTTGATACATTAAACCTGTTTCCTGTTACACTTGAATTAGCATCAGCTGTAACTCCAACCGTTCCTGTACTAGTATTAATTCTTGATCCATTGACATCTACAAATGCGTATGGAGGAATGCCTTGTGAAGCAAAGG